TTCTACACGAGGTTTTAAACTTTCAGATATAATACTTTTAGTTTTAACTTTTAATATGCCAGAATTGGCAAGTGAGTCTAATATTTTTGCAGTATCACGTGCTACTGATGATTTATTTTCTCTAGTCTTAACTGGAGAATTATTTACTTTTAAAGCATTACCAACTTCTTTTGCTCCAAGTGGATCTCTTCCGAATGGACTATTATCTGTGCCGTATGTTAGACGTTTAGCAGGTCTTCCAGCACCTTCCCATCCGCCTTCTGGGACTTCTACATCATCAATTCTATTGTGCCGTCTTCCACCAAATAAATTCATTGTTGCTAAATCATGTGGAGTTCCAAATGATTCTTTAGTTACACTTGGATCATTTCCTTCAGATTCAATTTGTTTTTGACGGAAAGCATGTTTTATATCTTCAAGAATTTCGTTTCTTTCAAATTCTGCTTGGTCATCTGTTAAATTAAATATGTCTTTGTAGATTGTCTTCATTGACATTAATTTCTTTTCTACTAAGTTAGATGCCAAATCAACTTTCTCTTTCATTAAAGCAATTTTTTCTTGCTCATAAATAATGGAAGGACCAGTTAGAGATAATTCAAAATTAACCAACTCTGCATTTTCATATCCTTGTGCATACAAGTGTACAATTGCTATTTTAGTTAATTCAGATACAACTATTCTCTGAATACGTTCTATTGTTCTAGCAAATCTAATATCTAAGGTTGCTAAAGTTGCTTTTCCTTCCAATGTATCATCAAATCCCAAATATGCTTTTGGAACTTTTAATGCAGCAAATATTTTTGATTTTAAATACTCAACGTCTTCAATAGCTTGATACTGAAGTCCTGGAAGGGTTTCGATGGAAGTACCAGTCTGTCCACCACGCATAGGTAAGAAATAATCTTCTAAAGTATTTTGGATATTGAATTTCAAATTATACTGTCCAGTTTTTTCGTCAACTACTGGAACCTTCTTCATTTGATTAATAATATTCTGCATGTATTGATCTACTTCATTTGCTGGAATATTACCGATATCAATTTTAAATACTCTCTTCTCTGGTGCTCTCATAATTCTATGGATTAACATTGCATCTTCCATTAGAACTAATTGTTTATATAATTTTCTAGCACCTTCTACAATTGACTTCCCATACGGTAAGAAATTAGTATCACCTAATAAACGAAAGTGAGCAATTTCATAATTTTGAAATTCACCTTTTCCTAGAGGACCTTCGTAAATAAATTTTGTCATGTAAACATGTTCTGGATCTGATCCCTCATCTCTTTGTACTTCATATGGAGAAAATGGAACTACATTAACAATTCCAATTTCATCTTTAATATCTAGGTATAAATAATTGTCACCGTACTTACATAAATTTCGAACCCAAGGCCATAAATTAAATTCGATGTTTAGAATATCATAAAACAGATTACGTAATATCTTTCTAATATTATCGTCATCAGTTTTAATTGTCAAAACATTTCCTTGATCATTTTTTAAAGTAGATTCATCAGCCAAGATATCCAATGCAGATGAAATTATTGCATCGGTATCCATCGCTTCATAATCTTGGTATAATTCAATTTTTGTAGATGAGAAGGAATTGTATTGGTTATACATGGATGACGGTGTTCCACGGGTTCCATGCAGTCTTCCATATCTATCTATTACCTTTGATGTATATGGATTTCCGTCAGCTTGATATCTAGCGGTATCAATTACTTTTAAAGTTTTACCCCCAACATTTCTTACTATTACGTTAGAAGAAAATAGAACTTTTAATCTATCATATATTGATTTCTTGTCAGCCACTGATTACCTCTTTAAACAATTCGTATATCATATAAATATCGTTCAATTTTACTTAATCATCATTTTTGACTGGACTACCTAACAGCCAAGTTAAATCTTCGCGTTCTTTGTTGTTTCCCATGTTCTGAGTCCACCCAGTTTCAGTTTTTCTATCAACTGTTTTTGGAACATATACTGCGGATGTTTTTTTCATGTAGTCTAAACTCATTCTAGTTTTCATTAGTCCATCTTGACGCATTTTTATTGCTGTATCTCTAACCCACAGACCAATAGCAAATGACATAACTAAGTCATCATTATATCCAGTTTGTGCTTGCGCTTTATTTCCATGCCATATAAAAACGTATAACTCTTCAATTAATCGAAGAGATTTACAAATTGGAGCACGTTCTCTAAAATAAGTTTCTAACTTTGAAATGATGAGTGGTCTAGTCTTGGAACTGGTTGTAAATCCTGGGACTTTATTGGAATTACTTTTTAAATCATATCCTTTAGCTAATTGAATAGATGGATCTAAATATCCAACTTCTTTGTATGAGTAATATAAATTTTGGTACCCACGATCTATTACTTGTTGAATTACTGCCCATCCAATGTTAGCATTTTCTATTACAAGCAATGCATCATTATATTCAGTTGCAATTGAAATTAATGCATTTCCAAATGATTTGGTATCTAACTTTCCTCTATATTCTGCTACTTGTTCAATGTTATCTATATCAAACACATGGAATGCAGAAAAGTCTTTTCCATCTCCACGGGCAACGTCAGCGGTAACAATATATGTTTTTGTTGGATCTGGATAGTCCCATATCCAAAGAGCATCTTCTATTCCGCGTTTTTCTTTTGGTTCTTGAACATAAGTTTCTTCATACCACTTTAATATTTCGCCATCAATAACACCATTACCAGATGAAATAAAATTACATTCACATTCTTGCGTTGCTAGTTTAGGACCTAGTAATATATCTTGGTGATCACGCCATGATTGATCTCGCTCTGGATGTACTGTCCATGGAAGGATAATTGGATTAAATGTATTGGCACCAGTTTTTGCATCTACCCATTTTTTATGGAAAAAATTTCCAACTCCATTTGGAGTAGATAACATTATACAACTACCATAATTACCAAGAGTTTGTTGAGATGCAGCCCATATTGCTTCTATGTCTTCGATGAATGCTGCCTCGTCAAGAATAAGGAGAGATAGTGCTTCAGATCTTGCAGAGTCTACAGCGGCAGATACCGCTTGAATTTGAGAACCATTTGCAAATCTAATTAGAAGTTTTGTGTCTTCAGTTAATGTTGTTTTTAACCAACTAGGAAGATTCTCATACATAACTCTAACTTTAGTTACTAAATTCTTCGAAGTCTTTTGAGTTATACCAATAGCTAAAATATTTTTATCGGTACCGAACAACATCATATGTAACGCATATCCAGCAACTAGAGTAGATATACCCAGCTGTCTAGATTTCAGAATTATGTTATAATCATGCTGAGAAAATTGTCTTACAGTATCTTCTTGAAAATCAAACAACTCAAATAAAATTTTACCGCGATCAGGGTGTTGTATCTTTGCATATCTTTTCATGAAGTATACAACGTCATTCGCACACTTCTTATATTCTTCCGCTATTATATCTTTTAATTGACTCATAATTACTTAGTAGAAATTCCAGTTATTATTGCTGTAACAACTCCGCCAGCAAACCATAACCATTTATTTTCATACCAGCTTGGAGTTTGATCTGCAATCACTTGGCGTAATTGTGCATTCTCTTCTGTTAAATCGGCAACTGCTTGTTCTCTATTTTGTAATTGTTCTTGCGCTAAATTATAACTGTCTCGATATGCTGCAAGTGCGCTATCTTGAGACATAGCAACTATTGTTACATATTTCAATGAATCTCGTACCAGTTGTATTTTATTAGCTAGTCTAACTTTGTTTGTAACTAAAAAGTAATCAGATTTAGTTAGTGATATCGCTGACGGTTGTACTACCTTTGGTATAGATGTTGTATCTGCTTTTTGTCCATATACAGAGATACTTGCAAGCATTATAAAAATTGATAATATCCATTTCATGTTATTCCTCAATAAATTGTTTTAAATAACTGTCTACAGCATCTGGAGTTACTAGCTTTGGAGTTGCTCTAAAACTAGCTCTTGCTTCATTTACTCTACCGATCCTATTGATTAATATTGAATCAGTTTTAAGTTTTTCTACTTTGAGACTATCGTATCGAATATTAGATAGTTGTACTACTACTCTTAGACTATCTGCGATATGCATACTTTCCAATGCTTCTTGAGATTTAACATAAGAATGATGCATTATACCAGCAAAGAATACAATACCAATCAGAAATAATATAACTTTAGTTTTTGCTTTCATAGTTGTTCCATAATTTTGTATAAATTGATTCCACAGTTCTCTAATATAAATATGATACTTTGGGAGTTAAGCGCATTATTTTCCAACGTCTGGTAGACTTAGAAGACCTGTCCATGGCAATATCATCGGTATTGGTGTTGGAATAGATGGCAGAATTCCACTGTAAATTCCAGAAATTGTAAATTGATGTTTTATTAGAGCGTTTGCTAAACTGCGAAGTACTGCATCAGTACTGCCCTGTTGGAATGCCTTTTTTATATCAGCATCTAAACCACGGGGAGATCCTGGGAATATTACTTGAACACCTGCCATTGGGGACATCATTGGTGGCATCGGTGGCATTGGTGAAAACGTTGCATTTAACCAGTATAAACAAAATCC